GTGAGGCCAGTGGACTCAAATTCCTCTCGGAACCTGGCCCGTTGAGCTTAACCGCTCGGTGGTGAGTGTTGTGTGAACCTAAGCACTGCTTGGGAACGCCAATGCTGACAAAGCTGGGAACTATGGGGAGTCCCTAGTCACATCTCGGCTGGAGAGCCCGGAGGCCTGCCTCCGAAACGTCAAAAAGTGGGAAACATCGGCTATCTGCTGGTGCGTACCGGGCGGTGATGCGTGTAGCATCTCTGCCCTTTCGGTCCGATCCTTAGAGCCGAGGGCGTAACGAGCCCGTTGAAGCGGAAGAGGACGTTCAAAAGGTGTAACGACCTTGTTAGGTAAAAGAGCCAATGGTAGGGTTCTAGTCCTGTAATGGGATTGGAAGATTGAGGTGATGGTTGAGAGGAGGTTACGTGGCCTTTCTCTTAGCCGGAGCCAATAGAAATGCTCGTTGGTAAATGTTGGAAGGACGTAGAATCCCTTCTTTGCGTGAAGCAAAGCGATTAAATGACGAATCTTAAGTCAGAAGATCGGAGGACACGTAACAACGACAGGAGCTACCGGGCGGGGCCCTACTAAGCTTGATATCGATACAAGTGATCGGTAATAACGACTGGACCGTCTTTTGGTCTCACAAGGACCTTAAGCGTATTCCACCGTTTGGCAGACAAGCCGACCTGCGTCCTCCGGTCCCCAGGGGCCGAGCCCATCCAGGGTTAAGAGGAAAACGAAGGTTTGGGGCGTCCCGTCTGGACGGCGGGATATTCAAGGTGTGGTTAGCCTTTTACAACTAACTAAAACACACATTAAGAATATGAAGAACATTCGAAGTTTGTATGCTCGAATGGTACCTCACGCACTGGATTGGTCTTCCGCGGTAAAACGCGGAAACACGCTGGCACCACTGTTCTTAAGAATGGTGGTGTTAGTGGTTGGGACTTTGTCTGTTACGCGAGTGAAAATAACTTTTGGTTTCGCGAGAAGATGTACGTCGTTGTACCGTCACCTAGGATCAAAGGGACTTGCTATGTATTTAAAAACTTCCTTTGTTTTGCTTCAGCAAAGCTTAGGGGGAATGAAAAACACGGCGCCATTGAAAATAGGGATGAACGTTGCGCGGACTCGCCAGGGATTCCCTCGGATCATAGATCGAAGGGACCGTCAACTAATATTATTAGGAGACGTAACCGTTATCCGACTCTGGTTGTCATTACTCGGTCTCTACCGGGTTCTTGATTTCCGGGGAAAGTTAAAACTCAGTACGATCACTGACCCAGGACTAGATTTATCTAGTAACGGGATTTTGAAAGGCTGGGCTAGATGGTTACCCATCTTTATTCTTAAGCTCGAGGGAGAAATCGGGCTGCCGATGAAGATGCGGCTAGATCGAGAGCTAACTCCGAATTCGATTCCATTAATAAGAAAATCGTCGCCAAATTCTGGGGGTTTGAGCAGCGTAGCTGCCCTACCTTTAGATATGGTAGTGTGGGCACTCTTCGCCCCAGTGAAATTAGCAAAAGCTTTTTCACTGTATTTGCAAGAGGTTGACGGACTAGAATTAGTATGGGGTCTAAGACCCTTTATTAAACGGATCCAAGAATGGAGGGAACCAGTCCGAGAGATTCAAGCAGAGTGTGTACGGTTAAACCCTTTCGCTGCGAACCCCTTCGTAGCGGATCCTCAGAGGGCCCATCATGGACCTTTTGAGCCGGAAAGCAAAGTAAGAATAACAACGACTTCAGTAAACCCATTGGAGGGCGTCTGGGGGCCGGTGACGGCTCTTGGACGGCTTGGTTTTAAGATCGAACCGGGTAAGATTCGTGTGTTCGCTATGGTGGATGCACTCACGCAGGCACTGTTATACCCACTTCACAAGTGGATCTTTAAAAGACTCGAGCGTTTAGGTACGGACGGAACCTTCGATCAGTATGCTCCTCTGGAGCGCCTAATCAAGAGAATGGACGATCCTAGTAAGTCGTTTGTGGCATCTTATGATTTGTCTTCGGCAACCGACCGGTTACCGTTGGTTCTTCAACAGATGATATTAGAGGTAACAGGGTCAGGGACGTTTGCGCGAGCGTGGGCCACGCTCATGGTAGGGAGAGCCTATAAGCTTCCAAAAGAAGCTCGAAGTTGGAACCTAGGTTTCGACGAGGTTTTCTATGCCGTGGGTCAACCCATGGGGGCGTATTCGTCTTGGGCCATGCTTGCGTTGACGCATCATGCTATCGTACAATGGGCGGCTCATCGAGCGGACCCTAAGTTTAGAGCAGGGTGGTTTCAGGATTATGCGGTGCTGGGGGACGACATTGTTATCGCTAACAAGGCCGTAGCACAGGAGTACCTACGTATAATGTCAATGATAGGAGTTGAAATCGGGTTAGCCAAAAGCCTGGTTTCTTCTCAGGGAACTTTTGAGTTCGCTAAGAAGACTTACTACAAAGGACAGGACGTATCGGGCATGAGCCTTGCGGAGGTATCAGTTAGTCTTAAAAACCTAACTTCTCTGATGGAACTTGTTCGAAAAAACATGAAGTTCGAAAGAATTCGTGTTGCGACTGTAGCGCGCTTCGCTGGCTTCGGATACCGAAACCTGGCTCGTCTACAGACGATCTGGGTGGCCGGGAATCGTCTAGGACGACTATCTGCTTG